ACAGCCGCAGGTACTGTTTCACAGAACCCTGCCGCTTATCAACCCATTATGTGTGTAGCGAATGACAACATCGATGTCACTCTAGCCACACAATCAAGCACAGCTTTGACTACTGGTAAAATCAGAGTCTGGGCAGTTTTGATGGATTGTACTGACCAAGGTAGTGATATGACTGCTCAAGAGGTTGATAGAGACACTCTTGCTTAACTTAACTAGGGGGCAGGGCAACTTGCCCCTTTCTTAACGACATAGGAGAAAAGAATGTCAGACGCAAAATCTAATTACTTAGAAAATAAAGTATTAGACCATTTCTTAGGAACTACTGAATCTAGTTTTGTAACACAGAAGTATCTTGCTTTGCATACTGCTGACCCTACAGATGCAGGTAGTGGAGCAGAGGTAGCAAACTCTAACAACTATTCTAGGCAAGCTATAAATTTTAATGCCGCATCAAGTGGTTCTGCCACTAGTAATGGTGCAGTAGAATTTACTGCTAACAGTAGTGGTGGTTTTGGAACAGTAACACATTTTGGTATATGGGATAGTGGCACTCATGGAGCAGGTAACTTAATATACTATGGTCAGCTTACTGCTTCAAAAACTATAGCGGCAAATGATACATTAAGATTTGCAGATACAAATATAACCATATCAGAAACCTAATATAGCAATAGCAGGGGCTTAGTAATATGGCTTTAGTAGTCGCTGACAGAGTGAAAGAAACCACTACTACAACTGGTACGGGTACATATACTCTTGCAGGTGCGGTTACTGGTTTTGAATCATTTGCATCCATAGGAAATGGAAATACAACTTATTACTGTTGTACGGACGGGAGTGATTTTGAGGTAGGTATAGGAACATATACCTCTTCAGGAACTACTCTCGCCCGTACAACTATTTTACAGTCCAGTAATTCTGATAGTGCCGTTAACTGGACTTCTGGCACACGAGATATTTTTGTAACACAACCTGCAGAAAAAGCAGTATATAAAGAAGCAAGTGAATACGTAGATGCATTTTTGTTATCTAGCAGTTATGGAAGTTCTTCTAATCCTGTAGAATTTAGCGTAGCTGTAGTAACAAAAACATCTGCACATCCATACTACGGAGATGGAAGCAGTCTAGGTTATGCTATAAATGGAATAGAATCACCTGCTTTAACATTATATGGTGTTGATAACGTAACATCTAATTCAGAGTATCATTATAGATTTACTCTTAGTTCAAGCGATATGTCAAGTCACCCATTTAGACTTTACTTAGATGCAGATAAAACAACAGCATATACAACAGGTGTTACAACAACAAGCACATATTTACAAATAGCAGTAACTGAAGATACTCCAAACATATTATATTATCAATGTTCTGCTCATGGTTATATGGGTAATCATGCTATTATTATTGGTTCTAATAAAATAAATCACTCAGAAGCACTCTTGACATTTCCTACAACTTCTGGTACACTTATAGGTACAGGAGATACAGGCACAGTTGCCACTGGTATGATAGCTGATGATGCTGTTAATGCTGATAAACTTGCTAATACTTCTGTTAGTGCAGGTAGTTATACTAATGCTAGTATTACTGTAGATGCACAAGGCAGACTTACTGCCGCAAGCACAGGTTCAGGTGGTGGCGGTGTAACAGTTCAAGAAGAAGGTAGCTCACTATCTACTACTGCTACTACACTTAATTTTGTAGGTAGTAATATAACAGCGTCAGGCACAGGTGCAACAAAAACTATTACAGTTAGCGGTGGCGGTAGTGGAACACCTATTACTATAAATACATATGAATACACAGCTACAGCTAATCAAACAACCTTTAGTGGTAGTGATGCTAATGCTTTGACACTCAGCTATTCAGATAGTTTGTATATGGACGTTTATCAAAATGGAGTGTTACTCAAGGCAGGTACAGACTATACAGCCACGACAGGTACAACCGTAGTGCTAGTTAGTTCTGCATCAGCAAATGACGTAGTGGAGATGGTAGTCTATGATGTGTTTGATGTAGCCAATAGCTACTCTAAGACTGACTCAGATACACGCTATCCATTCTTAGGTA